AAGGATGCTAAGGCTTTAGTATACATATGTTTATTCAATTCACATGAATAAACAGTATAACCTGCATTAGCGAAATGAGTAGTAGAACCAGTCCCATCATTAGTCCCACATTCGATCACCGTATCAAATTCTTGCGATAGGTTTTTTATCTCTTCTAGAAATAAGGGTGTTTGTAGGTGAACGTCTGGTTTATTTTCCATAAGATTCTATTTAGAACACCGTCGAGTCGGAATCAACAATCATTAGGCAGAAAGGCACGACTGTTCAGTCGATTCGCTTATGAACGTATAAGTTCCAGGTAAAAGATAACTTGATGCGGGGTAACTAATAGTATCTGCCACGCTTATGTAATACTTGGCAATATCACCACCGATGTTTATATCCACAAATTGTCCTTGATATTCACTGAAAATTGAGTTTCCGGTTATCATCGATGATAATGTTGGGACGGGGAAATCATCAACAGCATTGTCAGGACATCTTATCAAAAGATATGATGCTTGATTCGGACAAGAACGATCAACACTATATTGACCGTTCACATCAATTAGGTCAATACAAGGGACGCAGTTATTAGCTAAACATATATCGATGAGCGGATCGGGCCAATAGACCCACGATGTCCCCACACGTTTAAAATACAATGCATGGACGATGTTATTATAGACGTTCCCGATGTCGAAATATAACAAATCGGCATCACTTATAACATCGACAATTATTTCAAGCGGGGCAAAGATACGATCTATGGTTTTAAATTGATCAAGTAAACTATATATCTGTTTTAGATCAATTTGCGAGAATGATGACCATTCCGTAGAAGAGAAAGTTCCATGGATACTACTGAATGTGATGTAATCCTTTATGGCTCTTAATCCTGCAACATCCGTGATAGCAGCAATTTTATATTTTGATGTTCGGGAATTTATAGCAGATATGAGAAGATCGATTTGATTTTTAAGAGATAGGTAATTTTGCACTTGGTGATTGGCCACACCATATTCGGCGGCTATCTCATCCCGTTGCATTATTATATGTTCGATGCTGGTGGCAGAGCCACTTACGACTCCCGTCGATAGTAGTTGGTTGAAATATGCTTGACCCACAAGGCTAGGGCTGTTATAATTCTTAGTTATACATTCGACTCTCAATAGTTGATCATCATAGAAATTGATCGGGTTCAATGAGTATAAATTTTGGGCATTTATCCATGTTGTGACGGTTTCAACATCTACAAGAACATTGAATGCTGAAGGGTAGATGACCATTATAGGCTGAAGCCAATATTTGGATAGATTAGCCGCCATATCGCTTGAAGATTTCCATCTACCGCTTATCTCGGAAACTACAGAAAACGTATCATTTAATCTATCAGATATATCGTTTAGTGTTTCAGATAAACTACTCCAATCAGATGATGAGTATAGTAAATTACAAGTTGATATATTCAACTGCTGAAACTGATCGTTGATAGATAATAGTGAATTACCTAGATATTGATATGCGGGTATGTCGCTCATTAAACAGTATTGTAAATATTTTCTGCATACGACCATGTATATGTTTCAGGATCAATTTTAAATTTTAACCCAACGATCTTATTGATGAATTTGTCAGGGACGACAACTCCGACCGATCCGATAGAATCAATACTAAAATCAACTCTAATAACCAATGGAGTCACTCTAGATATACAACTATACTGCCCCATCATCGTTATTCTATAAGAGTTTTCCGCTCGTTTTACCAGAAATTCGCCATGTTTTTTGGCTTCCGTAGCATTAGGTTTACGTAAACCTATTCCTGCTTTTCCAGGGATGGATGCAACAGGGTCATCTAAATCAAATAACTCCGAGTCGGCAGTAACAAATCTGTTTATTTCAGTGTATTCGGGGGTGAATATATACATCTCTTGTCCGACTATGAAATTAAAACAATCGTTGGTTCTAACTGGGAACGTCTCGTTTACCCATGCTTCTACTGTGGTTTCTGGGTTCAATACATCTTCCTCGAAAGGATACGGATAGATCATACTGATAGGTTTTAACCAGAATGCACTCAAAGATTTTACAGTATCGTATGTGGTATTCCAACATGAACTGTAGGTTTCGATGGTCGTGAGCATACTCAGCCAATCACCGCTCAACGTGTTAAGTGTTAGATATGCAGGGGACCAAAGGTCGGCAGCACTAGCCAAAAGATTACACGATGTTATGTCTAAATTTCTAAAATTTAGATTCATTGCCGAAATAGAATCCCCTATGCTCGCATATTCATCTATAGGGACAACTATGTCACAATCTGGGTTTATTTTACAATTTGAGGAGAGGATAGACATCGGGGTAATTATTTAATATTACTATTTACACCTATCAAATAGATATTGGGGAGGGATATAAGGTATAGGGTCTTCCAATTCTTCCCATGTGTAATCTTTTGCACTGCCCGATTCCATTTCAGACCATGTGGTAGCATTCAGACAAGTAGATGATAAATCAACCCATCTCCAATTGACAGGGAAATTATTCTCATAACCTGTGGAGAATCGAATACTATTCCATGTAATTCCGCTATATGCAGGATTTGCACTAGAAAGTTCTTCCCAAGAAAGAGGAGTTCTATTAAGGTTAGGTCTTTGATTTTTATCTATTTTATGGTATATCCATGTCCAAACAGGAGGCAGAACAGGGTAGTTATCTATACCATCGATGAAATCTCTCGTATTTTCGATACATTTATATAGTTTGAATATTTCACGATTGACTGTTTCGTAACTAACCAATTCATTTATTCCAAGGTTTGCCCCACTACATTCAGTAGTATATGTTGCGGCAGATAAGGTGGAATATAAGAAAACATCGTCATTGTCGAAAAATTTCAACACTTGAGAAGTTAACGAATCATTAAGAGTCGATAATATTCCGCCAAGTCTATCAATACTATCGTTTATGATAAACGAAGACACTGGTTCATTGGGATGGATTCTATAGGAGATATCCGTATTTTCGAATGTTTCTAATGATGTTATCTTTTCGTAATTTAACGGGTCGAACATCTTAATGATTATATTGTTGCTCAACACGAAAAGCTCTTTACCTTGAATGACCACATTCCTAATATCTGTCATAGGAATATCTTGAATCGTGTTGATAAATGTCCCATTTTCAGAGAAAACATTAATTCTATCAGTGGATGCAATATAGATTTTATTCTGCTCGACATCGTATGCTATATTCGTTCCTACTGCACCTTGGAAAACTTCTGTTTCGATCAGATTTTCAAATCTATGGACTTCACCGTTCGATGTCAATACGAAAAGAGTATCATCAAAACCCGCAATAGCCAAAGGATCGGCGATTTGTATGTTGTTTGTCCAATTTAAGAATTTATTGTAGACCTTGATGTTATCACTATCATTATCAACAACATATATGGTTTCGTTCAAGACGATCATATCGGTCGGTTTATTGAGTTTGGTTCGGCTGTTTTTGGAACCTATTCCTCCCCAATAATGGCTCAATGTGAAACTGTAATCGGATTCATCCAAAGAACATACATAGATGCTATTCTTTGCCTCATCGAGAACGATGATTCTATCCCCTAAAATCTGGATTCTTGTAGGGTTAACGATTTGTTCGACATCCGTGATAGTTTCGATAGTGTTCAACAGAGTCATCGATATGTCATCTTGTCTGACTTCTATTTTAGAATTATTAACCATTAGGATATATTGGCCGAACTTAACCATATCATCGTAACGGGTGACACTATCGTTAGTTTCTAAGTTGGCTAACGGTTCATCGAATCTCCACTCTATAACACCTTTATATTTCCCATATGTTCCGATTGAATATTTCGGAAGATAGTTCTGAGTTAGGAAACATTTTGCATTTAGATAATTGATATTATCTTTCATGCGATCAAAAGATGTATTCAAGGTCTCGGAGAATTGCCATGAATTTGGTGAGATCGTCACATCAGCTAAAGAATAAGGTAGTTCAATCGGTATAGATGTATTTCGGTTGACATCTGGGTCATATTCCTTCCCTTCTTCCAAAATGAAGAAATCTTCCCATGCGGCTGAGACTGTTTGACCATCCGATCTATACCCCGTCATGGATACGGTATATGTCGTTTCCCCGACACTGTATGAGGCAGAGAAGGGACCGAAACCTAACTGAGTGGTAGTTGTCCCATTACCATCATTGAAATCGAATGCAGTGAACGGATTTAAAGGGGTGTTGAATGTGGTGTTATATATGATCGCATTTTCTGTCGTTGTTAGAACATTATGGGATGTCCAGATACTAAGGTCGGGACCATCGAATGCAGTCAAGGTTAAAATGTTAGATGTTATTGGTTGAACCTCAGAACAGAAATCGAATCCATTGATGGTTTTATTCGCGCTTCCTTCTAAAAACACATTAAATTCGTATAGAGAATTCTCTTCTATAGTGAATATATCAAATTCACCATAATCGAAAGAGTCACTGAAATTAACATTGTTGTCAAATAAAGTTATCCCACGTTTAACAATACCCTCGGTGGATGATAATACTAATTGGAATGTAGATGCAGATAGATCGACGACCGAGAAAGCCGCATTGAAATTTACATCTCTATCAGTTACTTGCCTCATATCGACCAAATTATTATCCAACGATAGGGTTAATGTTGTCGGCGGAAAAGGATGCAATGTGAGAGGATCGTTATATAGTGAACCATCTGAAGATGCCGTGTTATATACCGATGGTGGATTGGTGTTAGGGAAATAAAGATTGAATGCCGAAACCGAGACATCATTAGTTGCTCCGAGGGAAGTTGTATCGATTGGAACCAATGCAGTATTTGTCGTAGTGATGGTTGTCTGACCCTCTACAGACCAATGATATTCATCGAATCCGCTCAATGCCGAGAAGTATACATTTTCCGTATGACATGCACTGTAAGAAGACATGGTAATATACGTGCTAGTATAATTATCAAAATCGGAATTGACAGTTGGAAGGTAGTTGATCGATGGGAATGCAATATATTCGAATGGGACTAACGTTGATAGAATATAGAAACATACCGAGTCGTAGAAATTGTATTTTCCAAATCCTCCTGTTGAAGGGGAAACATCCAATGCGCTGATGTTTACACATACTTCGGCACTGCTAATGTCTAGCATAATTGAAGAGCCAGTGTAGAGGGTGCTATCAACCTCCCATTTGACAGAACTTGATGGGATGTTTAAGGTGTCTATGTCTGCAATTAGGTTTACTTTAGCTGAGTTCTCACAAACCACGGTTGTATAGTATTCACTTGAAATAATATTAGGGTTCTGATTGCTGGAGATATCGATGAATACATTGCTGTTTTCAGGATATTCACGGAGATAAAAAGAACGACTCGCATCATAACTATATGACGAATTGAAAACCGAGCAGTTGACCCTGAAATCGACATTTTTTGGACCGGAAATTGTGGTCGGCGATTGGAAATCACCTTCGATCAGAGAATATAGATTCGTCGAAGGATATGTTGAATTTTTAACAATTGGCAGATCGGTCTGTGTATGGAAATCTAAGGATGCATCAGGATCAGCTAACGTAGAAGACCATCTTATGGTTGCATTCGTTGGGACACGGAATAGTGAATTGTTGCGAACAAAAAACGCCGAGATAGACCCTGTGTTTACCGGATTGTAATCGTCTACTGATCCTAGAACTCTCAATGTTACATCGCTCCAAATGTTATTAGGAGGAGTCCATGTGGTGGATGCGCTTCGGTCATATTGAGGGACATATAGAGAGACAGTAGTATCATCCACGCCCAAATTTTCGATACGAATAGAGAGAGTTCCACCTGGTATATTGGTATTCGGTGTGATTATACTCGAATCCTCAAGATTTCTAATAATAACGCTTTCTGGTGGAGAAACAAACCATTGGACCGGAGCGGTTTCATCATAATCTGGAGATATATACCCTGTAATATCCACAGAATTAGACGTTACATTGCTTTGGTTTAGATATATCGTAGCCTTATCTGGGTTCAGCGCGAATTCCAAGGGTTGCTCGTAATATGATTGTCTTTGCCCAGCATCTTCATTCCATGATATAGTGGTTATTAAATTGAGACGATAGTATGCTGCCTTTTCACCGTCGATACTATTGATGAATCGTATAGGGGTAGAATGGTCGATCAAACTTTCATTTTCAGTGTAAACATCGTTAGTTATTAGATTTATGGCAGATAGTGCGCTTGTTTCACTATTGTTAGTTACCACAAACATACTGTTGATCGCAAGTTGCGGGAAGAATGCGGTGGAAATGATGGGGATAGATGTTTGGTAAAAGTTATCCACCATTCTTGCATCAATATCTACTGATGACAATGTGCTAGATATTATTCCAGCGGATGGGATAAAGTTGACTGTGAATGCTGGCTGACCCGCATATGAAAAGTCTAACCCATGACCCCAGATAGGGACATTGTTATATGGGGGATATAGAACTGTTACGAAAGGGTCAAATAAGACATTTGGGGGACGCGCACTCAATGCGAAAAAGTTGTTACCAAAACTTGTTGCGGAAAATGTCCCAACATCATCGACATGGTATGACGATGTTTCATACCACACGTTTACATCAGTATTAGCAGGGAAGAAGAATGAAGATATAGGAGATGTTGGACTGGTATCCTTCGGCTCGATGAATAATTGTTGGCGATAATTTAATCCGCTAGAGATTCTCGCAAAATTGATATAACTATTACATGGATCGACATTCCCAGTGATGTAAAGGCGTTCGATAGAACCTGTATCGACATCCGAATAGTATATGTCGGGCGAGATCAATGTATCTTTATTAGAAACTGTGGTAGGACTTGTGTATGAAAGAGCGTTTACGGATTGATCCCAATAACAGTTATATTCTGTCGTGTAATCATCTATGTCCCCAGTTGCACTAAAGGATGTTCCCGAGGTGTTTATTTTTGTTAAGAAAGATGCGGGTTTTATTTTCTCTGAATATCTCGACCAATTTGTTGTTGCAACATATCCGGTTTTTGGATAGCGATATTGAGTTAACGGTATGAATAGTGTCGCCGTATTATTGAAGAATGGTTTAGTATAACTGTAGACGGTTTTTCCTAAAACGGCGGTCGATCTGTAAGCCCCATTTAACGTTAAGGTGGAAGGTAGCGGCTGTAAAGGAGTTGCCACATTTAATTTTCTAAATTCTTCTGTTTTTACATTAGAGGGAAATGCTGTTAAAGGGAGAAGTCCCGCAGAGATGTAAAGAACTTTACTATTGGTATCGTAGGTTATTATAGGATATGGACGACTAGGATAGACATTAATTTCGTTTGTTCCGCCTTGAAAATCAAGATGTAGGTGATCGGTAAATCCAGAAACCGTATATACCAATGGGAAGACATCTGGCATGTTTACACGCTCGAAGGGTGGAGCTAGTGCTGTTAAAGAGTTGTCATCATCCAATTCGTCGGATGGTAGTAGTGGGTAATTATTCCATTTGACTTTTTCATCCCCATAGTTATAGTAAGAGTCCACGAAACTTATACCGAGACGCCCGTTTAATTGAGGGGTGGTATCGGCGACAGTTATTAAAATAGCCTCATTCGGGAATGCGGATAACGCTGAAATAGCACTTAAAACCATGTGTAGTAATTATTTATGGTAGAATATCTTGATTTGGCCATCAAAACATAGTATCATACCACATGGTGAAAAATCACAATATATACATTAGTGGGCCTATGACGGGGATCAAGGATTACAATTATCCCGAATTCTTCAAAATGGAAGAGTATCTGGTTGATTCTAAACGATTTGAAAGAGAAGAGATTCGCAATCCTGCTCGTATCGACGACGATGAATCTATAAAATTCACAAAGACTAGATCATATTATATTCGAAAATCAATCGAAATGCTTTTAGATTGTGAATATTATACTCTTCTACCAAGTTGGCATCTCAGTCAAGGTGCGAGATTAGAAGTATCCATTGCCCAAGAGCTACAATTAACTTTTCTTGCAAATCCATGGTGTTGCTCTGAATTCCCGCCTTCTACAGATTTAGATATAATGAAAGAAGCCACTAAATTGGTAAGCCATGATAGGCAGAGCCAATATGGGCATCCGGTCGATCACTTTACCGATGTGGGTCGGGTATGGGGAATGATTCTACGTATTCCAGATATCGCCCCGCAAAAGGTGGGTCTGATGATGACTGGGTTAAAAATCGCCAGAGAATCATTTAAACATAAAGATGACAACCTTGTGGATGCTATCGGTTACATTAAAACTGTCGATATAATCGAAAAAAACTTGACACAGACAGGAAATTCGGGTAATATACCATTATGATGAAAAAATTTATTATCAACTATCTAATCGGCCTTTGTTTGCTCACTAGCGTTTCATGTTCAACTCCTCCTATTGCGAGGGTGACAGCAGACAGTATCACATTGGTTGGCGGCGGCTCATTCGGAGAAGATTCCACAGGTGAGTATCATAAGTATACCGCCCAGAATGCTTCTGGTTCAGTTACTCTTGAATCTGGAACCCAATCTAAAACCCAATCCACGACCACTGGAAAAGCACTTGGAACATGGTTAGGAATCGAGGCCGTCAAAGGAGGAGTGTCTGTCATCAGTGATGGGCTGAACTCTGTAGATAGAGCTATCGCCCAATAAAATATGGGCTAAATAATTCGTTACCTATTCATAAATAATAGAATGGGTAACGAGTTTAAAATTCCAGCATATACGGTTCATGATGTCGGTGATATTGAGACATTGTCTCAGATATATCCTCAAAATATTCGATCATTGAATATTCCCAATCTTTGGAAAAAGACTAAAGGGCGTGGAATTGTGGTTGCTATTCTTGATACGGGAACGCCTAAAGATCACCCCGATCTTCTCAAGAATGTGGACTTATCCAAGTGTCGCAGTTTTATCGAAGGGGAAGATATCTGGGATACCCATTCAGGTCATGGAACTCATGTCGGTGGGACAATCGGTGCTATCGATAATGCATATGGTGTTGTAGGGGTTGCCCCAGAAGTTACACTTATCTCTATCAAGGTTTTAAGTAAGAACGGTAGAAGCACAGCTAATAGCGTTCTTAAAGGTTTAGAGTATTGTATAAACATAAAACCTGACATTATAAACATGTCATTAGGTGCTCAGGTTCCCATGCCCGATGTCCATAAAGCCATCAAAACTCTTCACAAGATGAATATCCCTGTGATTGCTGCTGCTGGAAATAACGGGTCTGAATCTGTCATGTATCCTGCACAGTATGATGAAGTTATTGCAGTGGGTTCGTATAGCAACAGTATGATTCAAGATAGATCGTTGTTCTCTTCATACGGCGAAACTCTTGATATTATGGCTCCAGGTGAAGAAATCCTATCCACATATCTTAATGGGCAATATGCTGTTCTCTCTGGAACCAGCATGGCATGTCCTGTAATCGTCGGAGTTGTTGCTCTTCTATTGTCATACATTCGCACCCAACAAAGAAATTTAA